CGACGTTCTGCAAAATCCTTTCACGACATCCGGCAAGCAACCGGCAAACGACAACCAACCCAAAAAGGACATTGCGGCTTGATTAAACTCGAAACGGGTATCGTTCATCTGGACACCAAAGCTGTCGGCGATGACGGCACGTTCCATGGCTATGCCAGCCTTTTCGGCGTTACCGATCTGGGGCGCGATGTAGTTAGCCGCGGCGCTTTCACCAAAAGCCTAGCACAGCGTCCAGCATCGCGGGTGAAGATGTTGCGCGAACATGACCAGTCCGAACCCATCGGCGTATGGGCCGAGATCACGGAAGACACCAAGGGACTCCGCGTCTCTGGCAAGTTGGTGCTCGATACCGTCAAGGGACGTGAAACCCATGCCTTGTTGAAGGCTGGCGCGCTCGACGGTTTGTCAATCGGATACCGCACGAAGTCTGCCCGGCTAGACAAGGCCAAGGGCGTCCGTCTGCTCGACGAAGTAGAGCTTCATGAAATCAGCGTGGTCACTTTCCCCATGCTGCCGGCAGCGACGGTGGAAGCCGTCAAATCCCACGGCTCGACTGATTTTCGCGCGCTTGTCGACGCCATCAACTCTGCGCGCAAATCCCTCTGAGGTATCACCCAATATGACTTTCCATTCTGCTCTCGAAACCAAGTCGGCCACCGAACTCCCGGCCGACGACAACGTCACCGAGATCAAGTCGGCGCTCGACAATCTCGTCAAGGACGTTGGCGAGAAGACCAAGCCGATTGCTGACCTTGAAAAGCGGCTCGCCGCGGTGGAAGCTAAGGCTGCTCGCCCGAACATCTCCCGCGCTGAGTCCAAGGACGAAGCCAAAGAACTGGAAGCCAAGGCTTTTAATTCGTTTCTGCGTAACGGCGCTGCTGCGCTGGATGAGACTGAGCGGAAGACGCTTAACATCGGTACGGGCACCGCGGGCGGCTATGCCGTTGCGCGGAATTCTCCACCGACATCGTCGATAAGCTGACGCAGTTTTCTCCGATGCGTTCGGTGGCATCGTTATGTCGATCGGCACCAGCAAGGTGTACATTCCCGACGGCGTAACGCCGTTAGCGGTGGCTGGGTCACTGAGACCGCGCGCGCCGTCTAGTGAGCCGGGTGTTCGCCAGGTTGAGATCGATGCCTACGAGACGCGGTCGTCGTTCCTGTGTCCGCGCAGTTGCATGAAGACTCCTTCGTCGACCTGCAGAGCTATCTGCTGCCAGATCGCGGACGCAGCTTGCAAAGGCGAGCCACGCGTTTGTGGTTTGGTGACGGCTCGGGCAAACCGACTGGTTCCTGCACACTCCGGCGGATTACGCCGCTGTTACCGCCAATCAGGATGGCAGTGACATCATCGCCAAGGTGATTGAAGCCTTCTATGCGCTTCCGGGTGCATATGCGGCCAATGTCTTGGCTCATGAACCGCGCCACTCAGGGGCATCATCCGCGCCGCGCTGACAACGCGACCAAGGGCACTCTCTGGTCTGACAGCCTCGCCAACGGCACCCCGGCAACGCTTCTCGGTCGCCCGGTCTATGATGCGCCTGACATGGACTACGTCGAATCCGGCGACAGCCCGGCCGGCAATACGTTCCCGATCGCCTTCGGTGATTTCCGCTCCGCGTATCAGATCGTCGACCGTATCGGCGTGCAGATCATGCGTGACGATTACACCGGCGCTGACAACGGCATTGTGAAAATCCGCGCTCGTCGCCGCGTTGGTGGCAAGCCGTTGCTCACTGAGGCCGTGGTCCTCGTTAAGGCCACGCCGTAACCGATATGCGCAGCCGGACGTGTAGCTGAAACCGGCTGTGCAAGGGGAGTCATCATGTGTGTGGTGACTCCCCGCCGTTCTTTATGGGGAGTCCGATATGACGGAAATCCTTTCGCCATCACAGATCATCGAGGCGGTTCTCGATCGGCATGTCGATATTGACGAGACGCTCGCGGCTGAAATCATCGATGCCCTCGAAAGCCAGGGTTGGCGGTTTGTCTACGACCGCGAGCCGACCGTCTTCGCGTAATGCCGTTCGCTGCTCCCAGACTCTGCACCTGCGGTCGTGTCGTGCCTGCCGGCAAGCGGTGCGCCTGTGCCAAGCAGAGGAAAGCTGATGCCGATAAGCGCAGACCGACTGCATCTGATCGCGGATATGGTCAGGCATGGCGTGAGGCGCGCAAGGCTTGGCTGCTATCGCATCCTCATTGCGTCATGTGCGGTGGACCCGCAAACGTGGTCGACCATCGTATTCCGCATCGCGGTGACATGAAGTTGTTCTGGGACCGCAACAACTGGCAAAGCCTATGTGCCTCGCCGTGCCACAACCGCCACAAGCAGCGAGCCGAGCATGACCTGTAACACCTGCATCAAGATCAGAAAGGCAGCGTTCGCGGTCATTCGCACGGTGTTGCCTAAACCTAAGAATAATGAACCAGTTGATTCCGATAAAGCCGTTCGACGCTGAAGTAGAGGTTGTCGACGAAAACCGTCAGGGTCTGGGACCATGCACCGTTGTCGGTGTAAGGATGGAAGTCACCGCTTCGAGCTGGTCGTGCTCTATCCATTTGACGATGAAATGATGTGTGCCATGTCATGCGATGACGTGCGCATTAGGCCCGCACAGCCGCTCGCTGATGCGCCTTCGGATTGAAGCCACCGCGTTGCATCCATCCGGAAATAACGCACGGACGCTACCCGCTGCGGCCTGACGCTGCCACCGGGGCGGTGGGTGCGGACATCCGACCGCGCCAGTGTTACCGGCGGCACAGGCACTTACAAGAGGGGCCGTTATTGGTCCATCCTTTAAATTAGGACTATAATACTATGGCATATGCCACGCTCGAAGAATTGAAGGCTCATTGCAACGTCGACTTCGATGATGATGACGATGCGTTGCAGGGATACCTCGACGGCGCGACGGAATACATCCGGCCGTTTCTCGTCGACGATCCCGAGGGCGATTCCCCGCCTGGCGAACCTTCCGCGGACCTGAAACAAGCCTGCCTGTCTATAGCCGGAACTGGTATCGCAGCGTGAGGCGTCAATCGACGTTACGTTACGCGAGATTCCGTTCGGTCGACGCAGATTCTCAACGGTCCTGCGCTCCTGGAATTTCGGCCTATGAAGCACCAGGCAGGCCGTAAGGCCCACCACAGCCGATCGACGGGACGTATTCGCACGGTGCCGGTCCCGCCCAGCATTACGGCCCGGTCGCGGGGCTGCATGGCGCAAGTCGCGCCGGTGTTGGCGATAGGCGCGTGCTTAGCCAAGCGGACGTTCATCACTCGAAAGGTTTTGCGAGGCGCAGGGCGCACATTGCCGATGCTCGGGAAGCGATCGGTCGCGATGGCGGTTACATCGAGAATCGTCTTGGCGAATAAAGCGTCACCCAGCATGCAACGCTGAGAAGGCCACCGCGGAATCGCGGCGCTGGGCAGCAGAGCTTGGCATCACTCCCGCCAGCAGATCGCGTGCCGGCGTGCATGAGGATTCCGACGATGGCGACGACAACCCGTTGGCGGTGGAATGATGCAGGCCGGTGAATTGCGAGAGAAGATCGAACTGCTCAAGCAGGTGTCGACGCCTGACGGTGCCGGTGGTTCAACCATATCGTGGGAGGTGCAGGTAACCGCGCGCGCCGCGATCAAGGTCTTGAAGGCATCCGAAACTGTCATGGCTGGCCGTTTGCAGGGCACGCAGACGTTGGTGGCGACGGTACGGTGGCAGGCCGCACTTGCTGACGTCGACGGCACTTGGCGCTTGCGGAATGCGCGTACCGGCAACGATTACAACATCCGAGCCGTAACGCCCGACGTTCCAGCAATGGTGCGACGTGCTTTGTGAAACGGATGTGTTGTGACCAGTCGCGTCCATTCCGCACTGGTTGTTTGACGATACGAGATTCCCGATCCGATGGGATCGGTGAGCGTGCGGTAAAGTTTCTGCGACGGTTGAAGCATCGAAGAGAAACGCGCCGGCAACGCATTTCAGCTAGACCCATGGCAGGAAAAGTCACAGGCGATATATTCGCGCGCAACCCTGATGGCTCCGGTGTCGTCAAGTCCGTGGTGCTTTGATCCGAGGGGAAATCGGAAGTCGAGTCTGAGTGCTGCGATTTCGACGTTGTGGCATCGGACTGAGAAGATCCCCGGTGGTGAATGCGTCCTGGCCGCTGCCGACCGTAAGCAGGCCTCGATCGCGTTCAAAGAGGCGACGATATCATCCGCATGATAAGCGGTTGGTTTCTGCCACGCGCATCTATGATGCTCATAACAGCGCAAAGAAGATCGTCCTAAAAAAGGGTGGCTCGTTCCTCGAAACCATTAGCAGCGACGCCGGCACAGCGCATGGCAAGTCAATTTACTGCCTCGTGGCGGATGAGTTGGCACAATGGCGCGGCACCGATCTATGGATCGCGTTGAAGTCGTCGCTTCCGAAGGTTCGCGACAGTTTATTGGTAGTCGCGACGACGAGCGGCAAGGGCCAGGACAACCTTGCATGGGAGATCGTCGACCGTGCGCGCAAGGTCGCAACCGGCGAGATCGATGATCCCTCAATGTTGCCGATCCTGTTCGAGACGCCGGCAGACGCCGATTGGAGGGACGAGTCTCTGCTCTTCCGCGCCAATCCCGGACTCGCGTTGGGCTATCAGGATATCACCGGTCTGCGTCAGCTTGTGCGCGAGGCTGAGACCAGCATGACGGCCCGCGAGATGGTGCAGAATTTGCATCTCAATGTTTGGCTTGATAGCTCCGCGGCCCCGTTCGTGGATATGTCCGTGTACGATTCACAGGGCGGTGAGGTTGATCTGTCTAGCCTTGAAGGCGAGCCGTGCTGGCTTGGCGTCGACCTCAGTTCTAGTATCGATCTTTCCGTCGTCGTCGCGTGCTTCCGCGATGGTAATGATTACATCGTGGTCCCGCACTTTTTCGTTCCGACAGATAATTTGCGACAACGGCAAGAGGCGACCGGCCAGCCCTACACCGAATGGGCAAAGCAGGGTCTGATAACGGCCACGCCCGGGAACGTGATCGATTTCCGCGCCGTCGAGGATCGCATTCGCGAGCTTTGCGAAACCTATAGCGTGCAAGAGATCGCGTTCGATCCGGCGCTCGCGCGAAATGTGATGAACAACCTTGGCGAGGATGGCTTGCCCGTGGTTGAGCATCGTCAGGGTTCGCTGAGCATGATGCCTGCCTTGGCTGAGTTAGATCGCGCGATCGTTGCGCGACGATTCAAACACCTGAATCATCCAGTCCTCCGCTATTGCTTCGCGAATGCGGAGGCCGAGACGAATGCTGCCGGGCACATCGTGCGGCTGAAGAAGTCCCGTAAGTGGCTATCTATCGACGGTGCCGTGGCGGCAGCCATGGCCGTGAATCGGGCGGCGGCCGGTGGCAGTGCGGCGATTAGTTCGTTGTATGACGATGATGGGTGGCAGGAAGCGCTAAGTGGGTTTAATGGGTAGTGAGCTAAGGCTGATTCATCTTCCGCGTATATCAGCGAGTGTTCCAAATTTCGCGCCACACTTCGCGCAGATGATCGGAGCGAGGCTATCTTTGACATTGGCAATATCTATATCGTTGCACTTGCCGCACGATGTCGTATTGAGTAGCCAACACCGCCAGTCAGTGGTTTATTACGCCACCTGCTCGTTCAATTCGCCAAGTTTCGACATGGCTTGAGATATGAACTCATTGCATCCCATCCCAAAATTCTATCAGCCCTCTATTGATTTCACCATCGGATCGTCAAAATCCAGCGAATCCACAGCGTCTTGAAGTGGTTCGCATTCGGCAAAGTGAGCATCAATGAGCGGATGGAGCCGCTTTATTTGTTCTGGGGTTAGACCATCTTTTACGGAACAGCCGGAGTATCTGCTGTGACGTTATTAATTGCTCGTTCTTTGGCGTCATCTTCGGATTTGCAAAGATCGCTGAAATAGGTTTCCCGATCTGAAAGCGGATCCTTGATGGCGTACTTCCAGCCACCATCCTGTTGAAAGACGGTGACTCGCAGACCATCAATTTCCGTTGTCGGATTTCCCTTCTCCGAGGTGCGCCACTGTAACTTCGGCATCTACCGAGTAACCCGAACGTCGCCGTAGTCTTCCTCGACCGGCCGCTCGCCATCAAAGTCTGTATGAGCAAGCAGAGCCCCGAAGCCAAACAACACCATGCCGCCTATCCAGACGAGGCAGGTTGCGGTCAAATAGGCTGACGTTCCGAAGCCAACATTGCCAGTGAGGCCGAATAGCGTTCCCGCGTTGAACAGCAATCCGACGCCGCCCCAGCCCCAAAATAAGACGGCGAGGAATCCCTTCGACGCGCCATAGCTGCTTCGCAGTCGGAATGTGCGTTCCCACGCCTGCTTTTTCTTGAATAATAATGGCATCAAGCCTCCCCAGACCCCGCATTACCATAAGGCGAACAGGGATGAGCGAGCAACTAGCCCTTTGGCTTCACCTTCAGCCCCAACTCAACCAACCGCCGAATCGCCTCCGACCGCGACGGCGTGTCCGGCTGGCGGGATGCCCATGCGTCGACCGTCTCGCGCATTTCGGGTGATAGGCGAATGGCGGTCACAGGATCGCGGCCGGTGGCGGGGCGACCGCGGCGCTTTTCTGGCACTACCTTTTTTGTTGACGCCTTCATATTATCGGTAGTACCTTAATGGTGCTTGCTTCGCAAGCGGCTCGCCTGCGCGCTT